GATATGAAGAGCCAGATCGTTTATACAAAAGAACGCAAAGGCTATGAGAAGAAGTTTGTTCTCTCAAACGTGCAATACTCTGTAGGCGTAGGAGGCATACATAGCATTCACACTCCAGAGATATTTATTCCACAAGAAGATGAATATATAGGTCACAGTGATGTGGCTTCGATGTATCCATCATTCATAGTGCAGTATAAGTGGATTTCTCGACATCTTGGAGATATATTTTGGAAACTCTACTCTCGTATTTATCATGAGAGAATTGAGGCCAAACATAGCGGCCAGAAACTTAAGAGCGATGCTCTAAAATTAACTCTTAATTCGGTCACGGGCAAAATGCAGCAGGAAACGAGTTGGATGTATGACCCATTTTCAGTCTTTAAAATTCGTATCAACGGTCAGTTGGTACTATTAATGGTCGTAGACCGTCTGTTAGAACTTGGTTGTAAGATTGTGCAAGTAAATACAGATGGTGTAATGTACATTGCCAAAAAGACACTCAGAAGTAGAATTCAGGAAGCTATTTCTGAAGTTGAGCAAATAACACGTCTAACGTTCGAAACTGACAGCTATGAAGCGTTTTATCAGTATGCAATAAACGATTATTTTGGGGTTCAACGAGGATATTCGCAATCTAAAGATCCAAAACTGATAGAAAAGAAAGGCATGTTTATAACAGAAACTAAACTCGGAAAAGGATTGACTCCTACAGTAATACCCGAAGCTGTAATAAACTACTTTCTAACTGGAGAATCTGTTAAAGACTATATTTATAAGCAAACAGATATTCAGAAATTTCTAATGGGTCAGCGTGTAGATAAAAAATTCTATGTGCGCCATGGGAATCGCTACGTACAACGGATAAATCGTTATTACGCAAGCACAAACGGTCCGTATTTGTTTAAATGTGATGATGAACGAGGTGACACTAATATGCTTACCAAATCAGGAGTTACCATATTGAACAAAATGGACAACCTTCCAATTGAACAAAGAAACATAAACTATGCTTACTATATTAGTGAAGCAAAAAAGATAGTTGATGAATTTCAATGTAAACAGTTGGAATTGTTTTAGTAACCTACTTGTTAACCTTAGAGTATAAGAGTATGATTATTGAAGTAAACACCAAACTCGTCGATATCGACGAAAATATCAATCTGAATCAGGTTATATTCTTAAGTATGGTATTGGGTAAGAATCAAACCAATAATCAAGACGTCCGCAAAATTGTCAGCCTTATTAGCGACGATGAGATATCATACTTAATTACTCAGGGTCTGATCACTTCGATAGAGAGAAGTGGTTCAATTATATATCAGCCTACAGACAAGTTAGTTAACTTTCTAAAGGTAGACAAACAGTATTTTGATTTGTTTTATGATATGTACCCAATTTATGTTAATCGTCCAGATGGGTCAAAAGCTTATCTACGAGCAAACGTAAATAAATGTCGCAATTTGTATAACACATACGTCGGTAATAGTTCAGCTATGGCAGAACATATAAACCAATGTCTAGAGCACGAAATCTCAAAGAAAATGCGAGAAGGAAAGCTCAGTTATATGAAAACGATGTGGAGATGGTTAGTAGACCATCAATGGGAAGAAACTGAGGAAGAAATGCAAGATCAGCAAACCGTAACAAATAATTATGGAACAGAACTTTTCTAATCTAGTCAGACCTATGTCACAAGTAGCTCAAGAAGCAATTGATTACATAGAAGGGAGACGTGAGCATAGTATCACATCCTTAAAGACTAGGTGGAATAAGTTTAATAAGCAGTGTATGGGTGGTATTGAACCCAACACTGTTTATACTGTTGCTGGCATTTCTGGATCTGGCAAGAGCTCTTGGGCTAATCTTGTGCAAACTGATTTAATTGATCTTAATCCTAATGAAGATATTATTATCCTTACTTTTTCATTAGAGATGGTTGGATTTAGGCAAGTTGGAAGAACGCTCTCAAATAAGCTTAGAAGAACGACTTCGACTTTGTATAGTTCGGAAACGGACCTAGACGACGATACCTTCAGAAAAGTCGTTTATGTATCCAATCAGCTAAAGATGTATCCTATCTACTTTGTAGATAATCCAGGTACGCCCATGCAAGTACACGATATAATAAAATGGTTCTATGAAACTTATGTCCAAGGGACAGATAAATATTTTATAGTAATCTACGACCACGCTCTTCTTACTAAACAAGTAGGCTCTGTAATTGAGACTATAAGTGAACTTGAACGTATTTTTATTCAAGTAAAGAAGTATCCTAGAACGTCGGTTATACAGATTGCTCAAATGAATAGAAACATTGAAGCTTCAGAAAGGATTAATAATCCGCTATCTCACTATCCGATGAGAAGCGATATTTCATCGTCCGATGCTATATTTCAAGCAAGCGACTATGTCCTTGTTATACATCGACCTGAGATATTGAATATATTAGAGTATGGTCCTAATCATCTACCTACTTCTAACAAGATTTACATGCATATCTTAAAAAACAGAGATGCAGGTAAGCCTTGTATCCTCGAATTCGAAAATGCTCTAATGTACAACGATATTTTGGAAAGTTAATGCATCGGACAAGTATTAACTTTTAAAAGGCTGAAATTTATGAATACTACTTTCTATATCGACAACAAGACTAACAAGAATAACTCCTTTCTTAACGAAGCAAACTATTCTACGCTTCTTGATTCTATTATATCTGATCATCTGATCAAGACAAATAGTTATCTTAACATTCAGAAGTCTGATGATGACATCCTCGATGGTCTCATTAAGGCTCATAAGTCTAAGTCGATCTTTGGCACCACTCTGAAGGATAGTGATGAGTTCACTAAGGCTGCCAATTTCCTTGCCAACTATGGTAAGATTAACACAAAGCTTCCGTTTACTTATGGTCACGAATACTACTTCGGCGGCAATACGATTACCTTCCATTTTGATAGCATCGAGATTAACGGTACTGAGTATATGTACGAGGATTTTGGTAACATTATCCTGCTGAAGAAGCTTCCGAAAAAGACCAAAAAGTTGATCATCGATATTTACACTAAGAGTAATACCGATATCACTATTAACCTAAAATAAGAGTCTTAGAACCATGTTAGTACTACCTACAAAGAAAGTTCCTGCAACTTCGACTAACCCCCAGTATTTGGTTTTATACGGCTTGCCTAAAGCCGGTAAAACCAGTGCAGTAGCACAACTGGAGAATAATCTCATAATAGACCTTGAAGGCGGATCTCAATTTATTGATGCACTTGCTGTACAAGCTCGTACAATCAATGATTTGGGAGAAATTGCACAAGCCATTAGAGCTAAGAACGAAGAAGTAGGACATAATTTTTATAAGCGAATCACAATAGATAATGCTACTCGACTTGAAGACATTTGCATGAGCTATGCTTGTACGTTGTATCGTAAAACCGAACTGGGTAAAAACTGGAAAGGCGACGACATAACAATTCTCGCAAGAGGTGCAGGTTATAAGTATCTCAGAGATGCAGTTAAGAAAGTCATTGATATGTTCAAAGAACTATGTGATGAATTTATTCTTATAGGACACGTCAAAGATAGTATTACTGAAAAAGATGGACAAGAAGTCAACGCAAAAGAAATTGACCTCGTTGGAAAACTTGGTAAAATCATCTGTGGAATGGCCGATGCTGTCGGCTACGTATATCGAAAGGATAACGAAACCCATATATCTTTTAAGTCCGGAGGAGACGGTACCATTATGGAAGCTCGCGCACGTCATATTGCCGGTAAAGATGT